ACTGGCGCACTGGATGCGATGTTGGAGTTCTGCCGACCGGCCGACCCAACCTTGCGCGCCATCAGCGTGTTGCGCGAGACGTTCGAGGTATTGGACGTAGCCATGGCGCGCAGCGCACAGCATGCCGAGCTCTTGGCTTCACGCTGCAGTGTCACGCGCTCTGTGTTCTTGAAGGCTGGAGTCATCTGATGGCCAGCAAAAAGACAGCCGCCGCGAAAGCGAAGGGCCGACAGGCGCCCCTGAATCATCGGCAAGAGCGATTTGTTGAGGAATACCTCATCGACTTCAATGCGACGCAGGCCGCGATTCGGGCCGGATACTCTGCGAAAACGGCTGGCCAGCTCGGTGAGCGCCTGTTGAAAAATGTTCAGATTGCCCAAAAGGTCGATCAACGCCGTGAGCAGCAGGCCAAGTCGGCTGATCTCAGTGCCGAGAGGGTTCTGAAAGAGGCTATGCGGCTGGCCTTCTTTGACATCCGAAAGCTGGTACACCCAGATGGCACGCCAAAGAAACTCAGCGAACTCGACGACGACACCGCCGCCGCCATTCAGGGGCTTGATGTCGCCTCAATCGGAAACGCTGAAGTCGGCTTGGGCACCGTGCTCAAGTACAAGATCGCCGACAAGAACAGCGCCATAGAGCGCCTGTTCAAGCACCTGGGCCTGTTCAAGAAGGATAACGAGCAGAGCAACCCAGGCGATGCCTTGGCCTCCCTGCTCGGCAAGATCAGTTCAACCGGCAGCCGCCTGCCCGTGGTACCGAAGGGAAGCAAGGCGTGATGCACGAGGTCAGCGCGTTGGAGCTCGGCCTGGCCGATCCATGGTGGCGCATCTGCAACCTGTACTGGATCGTGGACAAGGCCGGCAAGCCCGTCCTGTTCGCGCCCAACGCAGAGCAAGAGCAGTTCTACCGTGAGCTCCACACCCGCAACGCCATCCTGAAGGCGCGCCAGAAGGGCTTTTCAACGCTCATCCAGATCTTGGCGCTTGACCAGTGCCTGTTCAACGACCACTTCACGTCCAACGTCATCGCCGACACCCTGCTGGCGGCCAAGAAGCTGTTTCGCAAGGCCGCCTTCGCCTATGACCAACTGCCCCAGGAGATTCGCGACTGCCGGCCGCTGAAGTCGCGCAGCAACACCGAGATGGTCTGGGAGAACGGGTCGGCCTTCGCCGTGGGCACCAGCGCCCGCGGCGGCACCGTGCACCTGCTGCACGTGTCCGAGATGGGCAAGATCGCCCGCAAGTACCCGGAGAAGGCCCGCGAGATCGTCACCGGCGCCTTTGAGGCCGTGCCCTTGGACGGCATCATCGTCGTGGAGTCCACCGCCGAGGGCAACGGCGGCGAGTTCTTCGATATGTGCGAGACCGGGCGCAAGAAGAAGGAGGCCGGAGAGCCGCTGACCGAGCTCGACTTCAAGCTGCACTTCTTCCCCTGGTTCAACAGTCAGGAATACCGCCTCGCTGCTGACCACGTGAACATCTCAACGGCCGACGATAAGTATTTCCGACACGTCGAAACCACGTGCGGCGTGAAATTGGACACGCCCCAGCGCACTTGGTACATCAAAAAGCGTGAAGTGCTTGGCCGCGACATGAAGCGGGAATACCCGGCTTCCATAAAAGAGGCGTTCGAGCAGGCAGTCGAGGGGGCCATCTACGGCGAAGAGATGACGACGCTGCGCGAGCGCGGGCGCATCTGCTCCGTTCCAGTGGACCCCTTCGAGCCTGTCAATACCTTCTGGGATCTGGGCAGCAATGACTTCACGGCGATTTGGCTCCACCAGCGTGTTGGAGCCTGGGACCACTTCATCGGCTACATGCACGGCTCGCACAAGGGCCTGCGCGCCTGGTGGAAAGAGCTCAACGACTTCAAGGACGAGCACAAGTTCGAGCGCTGGGGCCATCACTACCTGCCACACGACGGAGACGCAGAGCGCCAGGGTGAGGAAATTGAAAGTGCCCGCTCCATCCTAGAAAAGCGCCTGCACGTCAAGAACGTCGAGATCGTCCCCCGCACCTCTGACCGCTCCGTCGCCATCGACCTCACCCGCGAGGCGATGCAGCGGAGCGTCCGCATTGACGAGGTGCGCTGTGCTGAGGGCATCAAGTGCCTGGACAGCTACCAATACGAGTGGGACGAAAAGCGCGGCCAGTGGAAGGCCGAGCCTCTGCACAACTGGGCATCCAACGGCGCTGACGCATTCCGCCAGTGGGCTCAGGGCTACCGCCCCAAGGGCGACATCACCGAATCCCTATCCAAGTTCAAGAACCGGCCGCGCCGCGGCTACTGAGCACCATCATGAAACTCGCGCCTGTGATTACCCCTGACGGACAGCCTGTTTTCTCTGCCGGCGGCACGCACGCCTGGAAGGTCACCGAGCACAAGGGCTACGTGTGCTCCCTCGAATGGGTGGGCAATGGTCGCCGCGCCATGCCGGCCATGGTCATCTGGGCCAGCCGCAACGTCTTCGTGCCATCGGTAGATAACGGCATGTGGGTCATCTCCCGGCGCTGCATCACCGACTTCGTGGGCTTCGACGCTCAGGGCAAGTGCACCGGCTCGGTGAGCGAGCACTGCCTGCGCGAGGCGCGCGAGGCCCTGACCACCCTGGGCAAGGACAGCAACGACAAGGCCGCGCTGCACGCCCTGTGCGACGTGGTGGCGCGCTTCGCCCCTGACCTCGTGCACATGCCCGTGGCGCCCACGTCCGTTCGCCAGGAGCTCGACAACCCACCGATGTGGGAGGTCAAGGCCATCGACAAGACCACGGGCAAGACCATCGCCCACACCGAAGTCTGACCAAGGAGACCCACATGGCCACGCGCAAGCCCAAAGCCGTCACCCCCACCGAAAAGGCCCTGCAGGTCAAGCCAGGTGGGGGCCTGCCAATGGACGAGGAAAGCGTGCGCGCCCGCCATGACCGCCGCAAGGGCTGGTTCCTCGGCGAGGCCGCGCGCCAGGCGACCAACCGCGCCCTCATGGCCAAGTGCGAGCGCTTCTACGACGGCGAGCAGTGGAAGTTCGAGGACGCCCAGGAACTGCGCGCCCGTGGCCAGGAGCCCATCGTCTACAACGAGGTCAAGCCCACCATCGACTGGCTGCTGGGCACCGAGCGCCGCACCCGCGTGGATTTCGTGGTGATCGCCGAGGACGACAGCGAAGAGGCCAGCGAGGACGCGCGCCTGAAAACCAAGCTGCTCAAGTACCTCGATGACACCAACCGCGCCACCTTCGAGCGCTCCCAGGCCGCAGAGGATGCCTGGAAGGCCGGCATCGGCTGGATCGAGGTGGGCCTGCGCGGCGACAAGAACGGCCCGCCCATCTACATCGGTGCCGAGTCCTGGCGCAACATCATCTACGACAGCCTGGGCTCCAACCGCCGCGACATGAGCGATGGCCGCTTCAAGTTCCGCATCAAGGTGGTGGACTTGGATGTGGCCTTGGCCATCTTCCCCGAGAAAGAGAAGGAGTTGCGCGAGTGCGTGCAGACCGGCGATGACCTCTCCATCTTCCGCGAGTGGCTCGGTGGTACTGGCCTCATCACCGGCCTGGACGCCTTCGCCACCAGCAAGAACGAGGAACTGGACTTCCTGACCGCCAACCCGGTCGATATGTTCAACGCCCGCGAGCGCGTGCTGCTGCTGGAGTGCTGGAGCCGTGAGCCCGTGCGAAACACCGAGCCCAACGAGTTCGGCATCGCCGACCCGGTGACCTTCAAGATGTATTGCTCGGTGATGACCGAGAAGGACACCCTCATCGAGGCGCCCAGCCCGTTCCGCCACGACCGCGACCCCTTCATCCCCGTCTGGGCCTACCGCAACCGCCGCACCGGCTTGCCCTACAGCCCCATCCTGCAACTCATGGGCCCGCAGGAGGCGCTGAACCACCGCATGAGCCGCGCCCTGTTCGAGGGCGCCAGCAATCAGGTGGAGATCGAATCTGGCGCCGTGGACCCCGAGGTGATGACCTTCGAGGAAATCCGCGCTGAGCTCAACGACCCCAACGGCATGGCCATCTACGCCGATGGCGCGCTCGCCGCCGGCAAGGTGCGAACCCGCGAGAGCAAGATGGAGGCGCGGTTCCAACTGGAGCTCGCCGCTCGCGACATTCAGGCGCTGCGCCAGATGTCGGGCGTGTCGGGCGAGAACCGCGGCCTGGACACCAACAGCCAGTCCGGGCGCGCGGTGCTGGCCAAGCAGGATCAGGGCAGCCTGCTGACCACCGAACTGTTCGACAGCCTGCTCTTCGCCCGCCAGATGGAGGGCGAGATGGTGCTGAGCCTGGCCGAGCAGTTCCTGACCCAGCCCATGACCGTCCGCACGCAGGACGACAAGAGCGGCTACGCCTACTCCAAGATCAACCAGTGGGATGCCGCATCTGGGCAGTGGGTCAACGACATCACCGCGCGTCGCGCCCACTTCGTCGTCGGTGAGCAGGCGTGGAAGCAGACCTTCGCAGAGGCGGCCTTCCAGTCCCTCATGGACGTGATGACCCAACTGGCGGCAGCCGCGCCCCAGGTGGTGCTGGCCATGCTCGATGTGGTGTTCGAGATCCACCCGAACCTGCCGCGCAAGTCCCTGGTGCTGGAGCGCATCCGATCGGTCACCGGCCAGGCCCCGGCAGACGGCAAGCTCAGCCCCGAGCAGCAGCAGGCCAAGGTGGAGCAGCAGGCCAAGGCCAAGGCCGAGTACGAGGCCCAGATGGCAGCCATGCAGGCCGAGATCAAGGAGAAGCAGGCCAAGGGCGAGAAGCTGGACGCCGAGACCATGGCCACGCGCCTGCAGGCCCTGCGCGATGCCGCCGAGGCCGCCCAGGTGCTGGCCGCCATGCCACAGGCCACGCCCGTGGCCGACCAGTTGCTGCGCTCGGCAGGGTTTCAGGACATGGACGCGCCCCAGGTGCTGCAAACCCCAGCGGCGCCCGCCGCCATGGCACAGCCCGCGCAGCCCGCACAGCCTGACCTCGTGCCCAACCCGATGCCCACCCAAGACCAGCAGGGCCAAGCCATTCCCGTTTGACCACCACCACCGAAGGAGAAAGCCCCATGAGCGCCATCGCATCCGCCAAGAAGGAAGACGCCACCTATGACAAGTGGCAGGCCCGGGAAGACCTGCAGACCATCACCCGCGCCCGCGAGATCGAGAAAGACCCCAAGCGCATGGCCCACGTGCGCCGCGCCGCGAAGGAAAAGCTCGCCGAGATGAAGCACGTCGAGGCCCTTGCCGCCGGCAAGAAGGCCTGAGCCAGAACAACGACAGCACGTGACGAAGCGCCGATGGGCGGATTTATCCCCCATCCACTGACCTGAGACCACCATGGACAACACCGAGAACACCCTGATCGACGCCCAGGCCTCCACCGATGCCGCCGCTGAGCCCACCACCACCGAGGCC